TACGGCCTGGATTTGCTGAAGGGCTTCATGACCGACTACTGGCACAAGAACAAGACCACCGATGGCTGGGTCCTGAAGTGCGATGTTCGGCACTTTTTCGCCAGCATAAACCACGACTTGCTGAAGCAGAAACTACGAAAGAAGGTGGTAGATGACCGCATTTTCCGGCTCATGTGCATTTACATAGATACGAGTGCAGATGGGCTTCCTCTCGGCTACCAGACATCCCAGCTCCTGGCCCTGCTGTTCCTGGACGAATTTGACCATTTCGTGAAGGAGCGCCTTCGGATAAAGTATTACGTCAGGTACATGGATGACTTCCTTCTCATCCATCCAGACAAGGAGTACCTGAGATATTGCCAGAAGGAAATTGAGACTTTTCTTGCCGGGCTCCACCTGGAGCTCAACGAGAAGACCAACATTTTTCCCCTGAGACACGGGGTAGACTTTTTAGGGTTTCACACCTACATCACGGAGAGCGGCCAAATCATCCGAAAGCTCCGCCACTCATCCGTCAAGCGGATGAAGGCCAAAATTAGGGGATGGAAGAAGGACTACCCGGCCGGCAAGGTCACGAAGAAGGAAATCCTGGATAGCTGGACCGCCTGGGACGCTCATGCGGCCCACGGCAACACCTACACACTCCGGCGGGAGATCGGCGCTCAGGTCTCGGAAATCATCGGCACCCAGCTTCGGTGCCACGCCCCTATCAGGCTGTCAAAGACCCAGAAGGCCATGCTGGAGTACAAGAAGAGGCGGAAAGCCTCTCAGAAGGCCGCCCTCGAAGCGGCACCCCCACACCACGACGGAGATCCGCCGTGGTGATTTTTGCGCAAGGAGGTTTTTCTATGGCAAGTGTCGCACTTGGCACAAAAGCGATCGGCTCCATCGTGAAGCTGAAGGAAAGCGGCGTAGCCGTGAACTACATTGTGGTCCACCAGGGCAAGCCCTCCAGTATCTACGATGAGAGCTGCAACGGCACCTGGCTCTTGCGGCAGGACATCGCTGAGAACCGTGTCTGGGATGACGGGGATGTGAACAAGCTGGAGTACTCGGACATCCATGCTTATCTGATTACCTGGATTACCCGCTACGATGAGGACATCCGCAACGCCATCAAGCAGGTGAAGATCCCGTACCGAAAGAATGGTGGCTCCGGCGGCTCCGACCAGACCGGGGCAAACGGCCTGAGCTGCAAGGTATTCTTGCTGTCCGGCTACGAGGTGGGATGGACTACTAGCACTAACCCGTACTTTCCGGTGGATGGCGCCGTTCTGTCCTACTTCCAAGGGACAGCTTCGACAGACGCAAAGCGTATTGCAAAGCTGAACGGCACCCCTGTCCACTGGTGGCTCCGCTCCCCGTACACCGGCAGCACCAACGTCGTGTGGAGCGTGGGCTCCAATGGCGTCTACAACTACTGGAGCG